GCTGCATTCACCAGATTGCTAAGGAAGCAGATACCCGTGGATGGATTTGAACCATCTCAAAGCCTCTAATCTGGAGGAAAAGGTTTATAAAACCTCTCTGACTACCAAGTCTCACGGGCTGATAATGAACTACTGAGCGTCGTTATTACTCTCAGTGTGTATTCGTATCAGTTCATCATCAGCAGGCATCATTACTGCTGCTTTACCATCTTCTCTTATAATACCTATGGTTTCACCTTTTTCAACTCTTTCTAAGAGTTTGTCAAAATTATCTTCCCATTCTTTTAGAGTAAAAACTTCCATTTACACCTCCAGTGGTTCTGCATAAACCAAAGCATCTTCTGGACAAGTATTGCGAATGACTTCAAGAACACTCATAAACTGATCTACAGTATCACAAATAATCTCTTTGGTGTCTCCTTCACTAGAATAGATGTAGAATGTGCGTTTGGTAGGGTCTACAACACAACGTGTGAGAAACTCGTCTTGCATGATGCCTTGGTTGCTTACTCATATATTATAGAGCATTCAGGCACGGGTGTCAACTGTGCCACTAAGAGAAGCGGTTCCTAACGCCATTATATAAAGATTGAACTTCATTTGATGTTAGTGCTCTGTTATATACACGAAACAGGGATAATTCCATTGGAATTCGATAAAGATTATTACTTTTCCATCCAGCAATTCTTCCGTTACCAGAATTAAAGTTTCTATCTGATGAATCTTCGTTTGTGGGTAAAATTTTCGTTAATGATTGAAGATTGCCATTAATATAAATTTTGTTATTTGTATACGAAACATCAGATCTCATTTCAAATACATAATGAATAAAATTATCAATCAGACCTAAATTATTAACATTCGTAGAATTAATACCATAAAGATCACTATTACTAGTGTTAAATCCTAATGCAATTGGTGTTCCATTACCTGAAATGGGACCAGACCATACACTATACTTATTCCAACCAAATAGTATATGTCCTTCTAGATCAGTGGTATCAATATCCGATTCTAATCTTGCAAGTAATTCTACTGTAACTGTAGGTGTATTAGATGTGACATTAGCAACTGTAAAATCTATAAAATCATCAGTGCCATCAAAATCAAAGCGATTTCGTTCTTCCGATATAGGATCTCGTATGAAATTTGCTGGTGGACTACCACCAAGATTCGAATCATTATTATCAGTCAAATCATACCAAATAGTTCCTGATCCATAATATGAAGAATTGTTTGATGCATCCAAATGAAGGAAAAGACCTTGAGGAATAGGTAATCCTCCTGGAGTATCTAAATTTTGAATTGCACTAATTGCAGAAGCATTTTTTGTTTTTCTTATGTTAACTTCATTTTTAGTATTTTGTATCCCCCAATGAGATAATTCTTTTTCCGATTTATTATCTTTTAAAGTATTAAGTGTATCACGAAGTGAATCTCGTTCTATTCTTTTTTCTATAATTTGGTCGTAAAGAGAATTAATTTCAGTTCTAATTTCAACACACCTATTTTGTGCTGCTACACCTGTAAGAGACGTGTTTGTTGCTAGAAGACCACCTGCTCCAGGATAAGACCAACCAATAGCTGGAGTTCCTAGTCCATGTGTTGCTGCTGGAGTTGTAAGATCAAATCTTCCATCACCAATGTTCGCACCACTGCCATCAGTTCCCAGACCAGTTACAGCACCAGAAGTATTTCTAAATTCTTTATTATCTCTTACATTTCTATATCCATATCCAGAATATGATGAATCTAATATTACAGTACTATCTGGATCAAAAGGATTTTCTGCTCCAGCATCATAACCAGGTCCTGCCATTTTTTCATATATTTTTACAAATTCAACATCATTATTAATAGTAGTAATTGATGAGAATGATGATACAACACCTACATTTCCAACACTGTGTGCAATTCCAGGATTACAATTGCGACCTGTTGCTTCAGTTGATAAAGTTACTATTTGTTGTTTTAATAAATTAATATCATTATTGAAAGTAATGATTTTATTGTCAACCGATGCACATAGTTTTCGTAAAACCTCTGCGTTATTTTTTATTTCTCGTTCTTTATCAGAAATTACATTTTCATCATAAAAAGTTTCCTTTGGTGTATATTGTGTTTTTGACCAAGTCCCATCTTCAGATTGTTCAATCTTATCAAATATAAGACCTTCTGGTGCTGTTTCGTCCGATTGCTTATCAAAAGCACCATCTAAAGAGTTTTGCTCATTTTCAAGAATTTTTATCCCTTGTCTTCTTATTGAGTCATCAATATCCATTTAATTCTCCAACGCAATAATTCTTGTTTTTAATAATTCTATTTCTTTTTGTTGTTCTTGAACTGCACCAACTAGTAATGCTGTAAGTTTATCATATTTTATTGATTTATATGATTTATCGTAAAATACTTTAGTTCCAGTCACTTCCGGAACATATTTATCCATTTCCTGTGCAATGAACCCTATTTCTCTTTTTAACACATCATTTTCATCACGATGATCTTTTAAAAAGATAGAAGGTATTTTTTCCTCTCTCCAATCAAATGAAACGGGATTTAGTTGCATGATTTTATTTAAACATTCTAAATCATCAAGTCTTTTAATATTTTTTTTCAGTCTAATATCAGAATGCCCGTGAGCTATTGTTTCAACTGGACTACCATTTAAAAACCAAAAACCGTTCAATAAACCTTTAGCTGCACAATTATTTGATGATGGAGTTACTTCTTTAGTCCCTGGAACAATTTTTGAATACAATCCTGTAATTTTCTGGCAAACAGCATTATATGATGCTTCTAAAGCACCCAAAGATAAGTTTGAACCAATCTTAATGTGTGATCCTGTATTATTATAAATTCCAACATGATTATTCAATCCAATTGAATTGAAAGATAATGGCGATGTAATAGAGGGTCCACAAACTAATGAAGCAGTGAATGGCAATGCAGTAGCACCTGCACCAAAGTGTCCCTTATGGCATGATAATGATCCTGGTTCCCAAAGACCAAGAGGTAATTGTAAAGCGCCACCACCAAGTGGAGTTATTATATCGATACTACCTACTGTCAGACTATCAATCATTTTGTTTCCCTCGTTATTTGCAAGATTGTAAGATAGCATTCGTAATAGATGCCCAGTTTCCTGAAAGAATGGCTTTCAAAAATCCTGCGCTAGCAACAGAACTTCCTTTAGAGAAACCACCACTAATCATAACTGAACCTACAAAATTTATATTGCCTTCACTTATGATACACATTCTACTTGCAGAAACTCTGAACTCACCACCAGTAGATAATTGTAAATATCCATTACATTCTGCCATTATATTACCTTTACCTGCCTCACCATCACTGGCAGTAAAGTAAATATTTCTACCTTTCAGAAAAATATCTCCTGCTTCTGCGTTTAAAACAATATCTCCAGACTTAGCAACAATTGCTTTACTAGTTAAACCTTGCTTAGATGGATCTCCGTTAACACCAACTACTTCTCCACTAAATCCTTGAATAACTTCTTTATAATTGCCGTTTTTTGCATGTGTAAGAGTATTTCCACCAGAAGTTATAGTTGTCAAATCGCGTTTATGATCAACACTATCCACTTCAAGTGGTCCACAATGAATAAGTGCATGTGGATTTCTTGCTAATGTATAATCGGGTGCATTTGCCATATTATATTATTATTTTAAGTATTTATTAGTAACCAGAATATCCGGAGGAGGACGATACATCACTAGATGATGATGAATTAGTGCTACTAGATGGCGATGAATTAGTGCTACTAGATGTGTTTGAATCAGTAGATGGTGATGAATTAGTGCTACTAGATGTGTTTGAATCAGTAGATGATGGAGAACTAGTGCTACTAGATGTGTTTGAATTAGTATATGATGCTGAAGTAGATCCAACAACTCTTTGCATATTCTCTAAACTTTCTAATACAGTATCATAAATTATTTGATGAGGTTGAATAGTATGGACCGCACCAACCATTTTTCTTTTGGTATCAGGGTGATAATGGAATGGACCTGAATATGCATCTCCATTTACATAACCAATATTTGGTCTAGTTTTTCCAACACAATCAATAACTTGAACTAATTTATTAGAGTCGACAAGTTTATCATTCTCATTTTCCAAGAAAATATTTAGTGGAATAAACTTCAATCTTGCCCTAAATTCTGCACCTGCTCCACTTTTACTAATTATAGAAATATTAGGTATAGTTGTATATCCGTATCCAGTTTCAAGAATATTAAAAGCAACAATTTGCCCCAATGGATTAATATCAACATAAAATTCTCCACCATCACCATCACTTATAACAACCGTATCACCACCAGTATATCCAATACCAGTTGAAATGATATCAACATCGCTAATAATTGCAACAGTATCTCCAGTGCCTGGTTGAGTAGTGTCAGAACTACCAGGATCTGTAGGATTAGTAGGATCTTCAATTATAACTGATGGAGGATCTACTATTGGATTATTGGGATCTGTGGGATCTGTTATTGGATTATTGGGATCTGTGGGATCTGTTATTGGATTATTAGGATCTATTGTTGGATCATTGGGATCTGTGGGATCTGTTATTGGATTATTAGGATCTATTGTTGGATCATTAGGATCTATGGGATACGTTATTGGATTATTAGGATCAAGTTGTTTAGATACAACTATATTGAGTGTTCTAACATCAGTTTGAATAATCGATCCTTCATTCTGACTTTTAATACCATTATCATTTTCTGCTACTAATCTATAAGTTAAAGTAACTCCATTTCCATTTGATGGAATCACTATATCTTGTGGAATAACTACTGTTAAAGATCCATTTGCAGGGATTTTGGTTATAGTGTTATCAAAAGTAGTATTTTGTAAAGTAGTTTTTTCAGAATTTGTCGTTTTCCAATCAAGTGTTACAAGATCACCAGGAGTAGCTTTATATGATGTTGCTTTAAACAATGTAATTTTTGGCGGAAGTATATTAATTGGTTCATCTACTTGTCCATTTCTTAAAACAGTTATAATAATTGTTTTTTCTGTGACTTGAGTTGAAGAATTTTTATTATTATTGCTAGCAACTAAAGTTATCTTCTTTGTTGTTAAATTTTCTTCGGGACCGAAAGAGACCTCTGATTCTAAAATTGGGAAACTTACAGTACCAACATTAGGTAAATCATCATATAATTCCATACCTTTTATATAAATTTTATCAGCATTTATCACACTCCAATTTAAACTTATAGTTCCATCAACTTGTAATGGATTTGGTGATCCAAAAAATGTTTCAATAACGGGTGATCCACCATTATAACTATTATTATAATCCGATCCTGGATTGTCTATTACAATCTCTGATATACTTCCAGTTTGATATCCATCTGCATCTAATTCCATAATAACAAATCCAGATGCATTAGATCCACAACCTGCTGGATCAACAATTTGCACAAAAGGTGGTGTCGTATAATCACTTCCACCACTTATAAGATTTGTCCCTATAACTTGCCCGATTGTATTAACAACAGCATCTGCAACTGCACCAGATCCACCACCACCAAAAATTTTAACCTGGGGTAATCCACATTCAAATGTTCCTGTATAACATTCACCTGGACTTTGTGATGAATTACCATCTTCACCAAAGAAATCGTCTAATAAACCATCCGCACCTGCAGTGATTTCTCCTGCAAATGATGGGGAAATACCAAAATTGAAATTTGAAAAATTATCTTTTTCTGTTTTAGATGGTCCACCCCAAGGCGATAGTGAAAATTCTTTAATTTCTGGACACTCTGGACCACCACATAAGAAACCTTGGAATCCAAGAATAAAATCAATAGCAGAAGAAACAGAACCAAAGATTTTACCAACACCACCCAAAATATCATTAATGTTATCAAAAATAGGTTCCAATATTTTATCAATATCACCAACTAACCTATTAATGAGTGCATTAGTCCATTGTTCCATAGCACAAAATGGTGCCTGCACAATTTGTCCGATAAGTGAGTATAAGAAATCACCAACTAATCCAAATAATCCTTTAATTATTTTTTCAAAAGAACAGAAAATTTGATCTACGATTGCAGCAACAATAGATTCCTTAATTGTTTTCAAGAAATTTGTCATAATCATTTCAAGAGCTGCACTAATAAGTGATTTAATCTTATTAAGAATCCAATTTCTTAATCTTTGAACTAATGATTTTAAGACTCCAGCAATAGCACCAGTAATAGCATAAATTGTACTCTTTAAATTTGAAACAGCATTTGTTGCCGCATTAATATAGAAGTTACCATACTTTTGAATACCACGTAAGACAACAAAAATTTTCTGTATATTAGTATTAATTTCGCCTAATTTTCCTTGAGATGAACATGGATCACCCTTTTGGTAAATTTCATCATCTAGTATTTTGGATTTATTATCTATTGCACTACGCCAATACTGCTGCCCAAATAAATTCTGTGCTTCCTCAGAAGTTGCATTACCACCATAAGGTGTGTGACTAGTTGTTACATTTGATTTTGCCATCTATAATTTTACCTCCTTATGCTCGTATTTATCAATCATATTATATTCCACTAGGTATTGATGCTCGTGTTGGTTTCTTCGTATAAAAATCAGTCTCTGGAAGTTGAGCTGGAGATTGAGAATCATTCCCCTTTCCACCTGCAGTCACAAATGGAGCAGGTTTTATATCATCCCAATAAGGATATAATTCTTGAAATTCAGTGCTTTTCTTCTCTCCAGCTTCATCGGCAGTTAAAAGGTCATCTTTAGCAAATGTTGTAGGCAAAACTCCCATAATAACGGGATCTTTCAAAGTAGTTCCATCCACACGGAGAAATATACCAATAACCATCTCACCACCTATAAGTGCAGTTGACATCATATTCAAATTTCCATGACTATTTGGATGCAACACATGTGCATAATCTAGTGTGGAGTCGGGATTTATATTTCCATCAGGAGAATGTATCCCCATGATTCTAACTCGCACTCTAGATCCTAATCTGGTTAGATCTCTTTTATTTTTTTCTTGTTTTGGTGCAACTTGTCCAATAAAAAATATTGGAGTAGATCTAAGAAGACCGTTATTTCTTTCCATTGACATTGGATTAATTATCCTCCGAACTATATATTCCATCAGTATCACGAACGATGGTCATATGAGTTAATGATCCAGTTTGTCCAGTTCCATTAAACTTATGTGACAAATGCATAATTAAATATCTTCCACTAAGTTTTTCATCACTTGCACCTTGTTCTGGTTGCGCGGTTTTTTTCATCCAAGCACAATCAATAACTTGTCCAACACGTAACTCAAGATTGCAAGGAACAACGATATCGATAATTTTATTTAAAAGAGAATTATATCTCGTTAATGCTTGAACTCTCCAAATTTCTGGATTATTGTTTATTTCTGAAGAAATACCAACGTTACCGCTATCATATGCAAAGAAATCAACATATGTTGAAGGATTCACCATTTTTTCTACAATCTCAGTTTGAAGAGAGTTTCCACCAAGATTAAATCCACCATCTTCTACTACTTTTAATGTTTCGTTCCAGTTAAGAGTTACTGGATTAAATGTTGCATGATTCATTTCCTCACCATAATTAAGTGATTTGAATAAATCTCTCATACTAGATTTGACTTGGTATTCCAATATTCTAAAATTAGATCCTTCACAAAATGTTGCTGTTCCACCACTAACATAAGCAAATGCTGATGGTTGATTAATTAAATTGTCAATACCTTTAAAATTGAACCCATCTTGTGTTTCAAAGAAAAAACATCCAGGTTTTGCATTTGCAGGAATTGCAGGAATTGCCTGCCGTGCTAAAGAAATAATTACATCAAAAGGTTTTCTACCTTGCCCACTTTCAGTGCATTTATTTACAGTGTCATCATATCTTTCCATACCTCCGGGATCTATACCAAGTCCACCATTTTCTGGTGAACCTGCTATGAGATCAATTATGTTATCACGAATTTTATTCACATATGTTTTATATGCTTTAGTTTTTTCATTATTAATTGCATATTGTGGTCTCAATTTAAATGTTAAGATTTCCACCTTATCAGAATCAAGCACAAGAGGTATATCTAAAATCTTCCATGGATTATCTGCACTAAACTCTAAACCATCACCTTCAATATTAGATTGTTTTGATGGATGAGATATTTTAACTGTTAAAGTTTTTCCCTTCAATGTCTCCGCAGATGACCGTATTGTTCCCAATCTTTCTTGGAGATCTTCTTGAGCACCTGCCAAGACAGCATAACCGGTATCAATAAAAAGTAAATTTGCAGTAGTATATGGTGATAATAATGATTCAAAATATTCAAATTGCAAAAATCCGCCAAGAAGTTCTATTTCTTCATTCTGACCTGTGGTTAGATTTAAATCATCTATACTTAATTGTGTTATTGTTGCGGGACTTGACCAGTTTGACATTGCTTATTATCTCCTTATATATCTAGTCGGACCAGGAATAATGATCGGTTGTGTATTATTAATAATGATTACATCAGTCATACCTTCACCATCAAATGTTTGTGTTAGTTGCTCAGATCTTCTTAATCCATCACCTTTTCCGCTAGAGAATTGAAATGATGACATATTTCTGTTTCCACCATTACCAGCACCAGTTATTACAGGTCCCTGATGTGTATTAGTTGAACCTGCAGATGATGAAGTAGATTTAGCTGTGCCGGTTGCTAATCCATTAGCAAACCACTTCAATGTGGCATTACCTGCCATAAAACCAATACCATTTACATGCAATGAAATGTGTGGATAAACACCATTAGTATTAGATACCGATCTTCCAGATGCACCCTGATATCCTAATAATGTTCCTTTTGGAATTTTCTCGCCATCTGCGGTTCCTTTATATGGAAGATCCCTAAAGTGTCCCATCACGACTTCATGCTGCTTACCATCTTTTTCAAAAAAGTAAGCACCATAGTATCCAAATCCGCTACCTGCAGGACCCAACACATTAGAAGTTCCTTGCAATCCAACAGCAGGATTTCCATCAGTTCCAGTTGTTTTATAAACCATATCTACTGGAGCATAAATTGGTGTTCCAATTCCACCAGGAAGGTTCATGTTTAGACCAGTTTGTTCTCCATCTGGATCGCCAGCAGGTCCAATATACGTTCCAGATGCATAACTACCATTTTGAGTAGTAGATTGTGTAGTGGTAGGTGGTGTAGTGGTGGTAGATGGTGTAGTAGTGGTAGGATTATCTTTTTTATCTTTATCGTTTTTATTCAACTCTGTGAAATTTTTAACTAACTCTTTAAAAGATTCATTATTTTTTTGTTGAGTTTCAATTATCATACTCTGATTGTTTGCATTATTTTTGGCATCAGAAAATGATTTAACTCCTATTTTTGCTTTTTTTGCTGTTGGACTTTCGGGTGAAGAAGAAGCAGTTCCACCTTTAGAGTATCCTTCAACACCTGCATCTCTTAATTTTTCTACTACAGATGCAAAATTACTACCAGAGATAGACTCATACCTATTAATAAACTCTTCGGTAGGTATTTCAGTTCCACTAGTATCCGTTGTTTTTACCGCCAAAGTTGATCCAATTCCAAAGAGACCACCAGTTTTTACTTTTTGATATGATCCGATACCAGGAATAACAACTCTTTGAGTTGGTTCTTTGGACATTTTTGCTTGAATTAATGATTTTCCTGCCTCTACAAAATCAATTCTACTTATTTCTTGCTTTTTGATAGCATATGCAACATCATTCCTAACCTCCTCAGATGATTTTGGTTGAAATTTTAGTGCTTTATCAAGATCCGATTCCACACTTTTCAAATCTTTCTCAATATTTTTATTGAGACCCAAAAGTTTATCAATAGAATCAGTGAGTTCACTTCTATTTTTTTCCATCTCTGCTCTTTTTGATGGGTTAAAAAAGTTTACAATATTTTTAAATGTAGGAACAATAAATTCTATTGACTTGAAGAATACTTCAAAAATTTTAGATATCCATTGATTATCTTCTATAAATTTTTCAATACCTTTAATTAATCGTGGTGCATTATTTACTGCAAAACCTAATAAAACTAAACTAAGAAATTCTTTTATTTTATCAAAAAATCCCATTACTGGTGCTGCAATTGCCTTAGCAGCATTACCAATTTTACTTGATTGAGATTTTTTACCCTCTACAAAGTTTTCTTTTTGTATTTTTTGTTGTTCTTTCTTTTGTTTTAGTAAAAGAGTTTTTTCCTGTATACGAATTTTTTTTAGATTCTTATTTCCTCTAATAAGGGTACTTTTGATATTATTGACGTTAAGTTTTAATTGCTTTGTTTCTATCATTTTTTTAATACCTATACATCAATACCATAATTCACATACGAATTCATAATATATGGATTACTAGAATCTGTTGATGAAATATTGATACTTGTCTGCGATCTTTCTGTTGATTCAGTCTCAATTGGTTCTGGAGATTGATTAGCTAAAGTTATTCCTGGTTGAGTATTATTAATGACACTTACCTGTGAAGTTCCTCCACCATTTCTTGAAGCACCCCTATAACCTCCAATATCGGGAGAAGGTTTAGGCACAACTACTATAGGTGGCACAGATGTTATTGGTGATTCTCCAGGTGGGTTATTTGAATCAAATTCAATTACCGGGAATTGAATTGGTCTACTTGGTCCAGATTTACGTTCTCCTCCATTACCATTACCACCTGGAGTATTCTGTGCCGCTTCTCGTGTTCTCTTTTCAAGTTCTTTTAACTTGTCTTTTTTTCTTTCGTTAAGTATTTTTATTATTTCATCATTAAATAATTTAATTGTACCTTCAAATTTTTCATTCACTTCTTCCTGAAGAATATTATTTTCATTCTGTTTTCTAATTGCAGTTGTAAAAGAATTCCACATTCTACCTGCATTATCATTAATATCTTTCAAAAGTGGTCGGAAAAGATTTGATGATGATGTACGAATAACTTCTTCACCTGGTGCAAGAAGTGCTTTTACCGTATCTTTATTTCCAGATCCAGTTCCACTTACGGTTCCTTTAACACGTTTAAAAACTGAACCGCCTTTAGAATAACCTCGGACTTCTTTAGCATAATCTGGTAGATCAATTCCATCTGCCAGATTACTATATCCAAGTACCTTAAGGCGCTGTAAATTCTTTGTAACTTTGAATTCAGATAATGTCCTACCACCACCCTTTAAAATTTTATCTGTTAAATGTAAAGGTGATTGTTGAAAATCTAATTCTTTTTTGATTTCTGCAATTAATCTCCCAGATTTTTCTTCTTTTTTTTCTTGTGAAGCATTTGCCCAATATTCTGCAAATCCTTTGTCTTGGGATTCTTCAATTCTATCAAACGTATAGTCTATTGCAAACTGTCCAGAAAGATCAGCAACAACTCCAATACCCATCCCTGCCAAACCGACAGCAAGACTTTTTAAGTTTGCAGGATTTAAAAGATTTTTCATTATTCCAGGATTGATTCCAGGATTGGGATTAACCTTAGGTGTGATACCTTGTCCTGGTTTTGGTATAGATGGTCCCCTACCAGAAGTAGTCCCTGCTAATTGAGATTGAAAAGGTTTCCCAGTAGTAGGATTAATAATTGATCCATCACTTCCCGGTAATACCGGTTTTATAGGACGAGGAATAGATTTTGGTGGTTTTGGTTTTGGTACTGATGCTGGTGGTGCTGGTGCTGGTGGTGCTGGTGCTGGTGGTTTTGGTCCTTTACCAAGTATCCTTGCAGCAACTGCAACAAGTTTTGCTCCTATAGCATATAATAATGTTCCAAATCCAATAAAACCAACGATGGATTGTATTAACTTAATACCAACAAGAGTTACTAGTATTTCTTTCCAATAAGTTTTTAAAAACGCAAATATCTCTACAATTTTTTCTCTATTTTTTTCATCTTTTAAAAATTCCCACAAATTATTGACGACAAAACCAACTCCAACTAGTGTGAGAAAATCTAAAATTTTATCAAAAATACCTTTAATAGGTTGCAGTGCTTTTTTACCAAACTCTGCTATTGGTTTTAATAAACCTTTTCCCTTTTCTACAAATTTTTCCTTTTCACCTAATTTTTTTGTTCTTATCTTTTTCTTTTCTGTAGCAAGTTTATCTTTTCTTTCTTCTATTCTTGCAGCAAAATCTAATGCAAGTTGTTTTTGAATTTCTACAAGAATTGAATTAGTTTCTGCAAGTTCAGATCCTTTCGATTTTTCTGGTTTTAAAACTATTTTATCAACAATTTTTAAAGTATTCGTTGATATAACTGGTTTTTCAACAGTCTTTAAAGATTCTGCTGTGATAATTGAAATTCCAAGTCCTTTAACAAAGGACATTTTGGATGTTTTTAATTTTGGTCCTTTAACAACAGAATCAATTTTTTGACTAGAGGAATTCAATGGGGAAGAATTTTTCCCCATTTTTGGAAGTGATGGTGCTTTATAAATTTGAGATTGTATTGCCACTTACTTATTCTGCTGTGCTTTTAGGTTTTCTTCTTCAATATGCTGTTGAAGTAATGTCACATATACTTCCCGCTCCCACGGAATCATATTTTCAAGTTCTGTTAATGAGTATTTATGATATTGAAGTAAGGCAAAATTTGTCTTGTAATATACTTCAAGACTAGTATGCGACATGCTTAACTGAAAAAAGATGCTAATCCCTCAAGTGTTATCTCATTAGTCTTCTTAGTATTTGGATTTTTAACTTTAACAACATGAGAAAGTTTAGGCATTGATGTAAAGAAATTCTCAATTTCTTTAAACTGCTTTGTGCTCATTTGATCTACAAAATCATGCATTTCCTGTTTAGTGCAGTCAGAAGAAGACCAACATTCATCTTGATTGTAAACCATTTCAATACAAGAACTAATCATATCGAGAGATTGGTCCACACCATTTAGATTATTTTCAACTTCAAAATTATTTTCAATAAACTGATCTATAGATGGATACTTCATCTTCATAGAGAGTGAATCATCCAGTTTAATAATATTATTATGGTCTTTATTTTTTAAAACTTTAATCAAATCAATGTCAATTTCCGTCTGAACTTGTGTTTCTTCATCATCTGGACATGTCACATTAACTTCAATTGTTTCACCGACAGACTTTCCACGGATATTTAAGAATAAGTATTCAATATCAAATGTGGCGAGATCAGCAACTTTTACACCTTTAGAGAGAATACATTCAGATAAAATATCAATGATAGCGTTTGTAATTTGCTTCATATCTTCTGATTCTAGTGCCATTACTAGGATCTTTTCTTCCTTTACTAGAAAAGGTCGATATCTAATTTTTTTCCCAGTTGAAGGAATCTCCAATTCATATGTTGGAGTACTAATTTTTGGTAAAGGCATAATCTGCAATACAATTCAGTTATTTTTATTTATTATGGTTATCCAGATACACCAGTTGGTTTACCATCAGGACCATAAATGAATGAACCAATACCATTATAATTAGGATTATTTTGTGCTTGAACTATAGCATCCTGTGCAAGACCAAGTTGTAAATCTGCTTGTTGTTGTTCTGTATATACTACAGGAGTAATATTCTGTCTCCAAACTCTATACCTATCATAATACATGGTAACAGTTATTTTACTTACTTCAGAATCTCCATATTGAAGTGGTATTGAAGATACTGATTTAGGGAACGCATCAATTAATTGATATGTAATTTGAGTTGACCCTGCTACATTATAATTTTTTTCAAATTTTGTTATATACACTCCACTGGCATTTTTATAAAATTTTGGATACTGAAATCTACGGTAATAATTACTAGTAATTTGTTCATTATATAAACTTGGTTCTCTCAATTCAGCACTATTACCACCAGAAACGAAATTCATCCATGCTTCAAAAAACATTAGGACTTTATAATCTCTATCAACATAAAATGAAAAATCTATATCAGTATTAATTCTAGTATGAGCAAACTCTTGAACAATACCTTGAAAATTATCTTTTACTTCCCCAGTAGCATATGTTGATGATGGCAAAGTTGCATTTGCACAAGAAAATGATAAAAGTTTTTTAAAATCATTATCCCAATTAAAACCATAAATTGGTGATAATGATGGAATCTTAAGGTGCTCTACAAAAGGTTGTTTTCCAGATGTATCAGTTCCCCATCCATTTTCAATATAAACTTGATATAAATTACTCCGCGCAAATCCACCCTGCCCTAATGTTGATTGAACATTTTGAGAAGTGAGGGTTTGTATATTTGGTATATTAGGCATTTCTAAATATTAATACAGCCTTTGTTATTAGTTATTTAGATGTCATATAAGGGAAAATTCCAACCATCATATCCTCAAAAATATAAGGGAAATATTTCAACTATCATCTATCGTTCCCTTTGGGAAAGAAAGTTTATGGTATATTGTGATTTGAATGAAAATATTATTGAATGGGGATCTGAAGAAATTGCTCTTCCATATCGATCTCCACTAGATAATAGAGTGCATCGATACTTTCCAGATTTTTATATTAAAGTTAAAGAAAACACTGGTGTAATAAAGAAGTATCTAATTGAAATAAAACCAAAAAAACAAACTGTAGAACCAAAAATTCAAAAAAGAAAAACAAAGTCATACATCTATGAAGTTACAGAGTATGCAAAGAATATGGCAAAATGGAGAGCAGCAGAAGAGTTTTGTAAAGATAGAATGTGGGAATTTAAAGTTTTAACCGAAGATGAACTAGGTATCCGCTAATGGCAAATCCAACAGACGATAAATCAAATCGTATTCGTTCTGTAATAGATAACGTTATTGGGATGGAAGATCCTGATGATTTAATGATTGAATTGATGTCAGTATTAGAAGAAGGGGGCAAGATACCAGAGTCTGGAAAATACTATGTTTTTGTGTATAAACCCAAAACTCCTAACATCAGATATGATCAGAATCCTTTAGTAGCAGTTACTGATATATTCTCGTGGGGATTTAGAGGCATTAACTATCATTGGGGTAAAGTGCGCCAATATACTTGGAATGAAATTATTGGACAGATTTATGAAATATCATCAAACGAACTTGCAGATGCACGAGAGATACCTTTTGGGAAATTCCGTCTAAATAGTTGATAATAGACTAATTGGATATATTAGATGTCAGAAGCACATAGGATTCCTACCGCTATATTAAGATATCCATATGAGGCAATAACAGAAACAACTGATTTTTTACAGTTGTCTATTTTTAGATATGATACTAATGCAAATGGTGGTTCTAATACACTAGTTGCAACCGATACAACTAATAAAAATCCATTTTCTACTTTAAATATTGCTAAATCAAATATATCTAAATCTAAGGTGCTGACTGAAGGCGGTGTAATTGCTTTACCGATGCCATCCAATATTCAAGATTCTAATGCAGTTTCTTATGAATCTGGTGAGATGAATAATATTACCGCAGCAGGACTTAAAGCTTTCAATGACGCGACTGCAGTAATTCCTTCGGCAGGAGAGGGTGGAGTAGCGGCAGCAATGCAGAAAGGGGGTGAACAAATATTGAAAGGAGGTGCAGATTTTCTCAGATCACCTGCGGTTGCAGATAGTCGGGAATTGATTATGAAAGCATTATCTGCACAAGCAGTTAATATTTTTGGTGCTAATGTGAGTGTAAATCAGTTACTTGCAAGAAGTGGAGGTAAAATCCTCAATCCAAATATGGAGTTACTGTTTAACAATGTAACTTTGAGAACTTTTAGATTTTCTTTTAAAATGACTCCACGAGATGAAAATGAGGCCACATCTATCAAGTCTATTATTAGAACTCTAAAAAGAAATATGGCAGCAAAAAATAAAGAGTTATTTCTAGAAACACCAAATATTTTTGAACTTCAATATAAAAAAGGAAATAGACCTCATCCATTCTTAAACTTATTTCAACCATGTGCCCTTAGTGACATGAGTGTAAATTATACTGGTGAAAATGTTTATGCAACATATGCAGATGGAACACCAATTTCTATGATTATGACTCTAACATTCAAAGAATTATTTCCAATCTATCAAGGAGATTATGGAGAATATGATGCGGATACTATGACGTGGAAGGGTGGAAAAGCATCTTTTAATGGTAAAACAGGTGGAAACTTCCAAGATACCGATCTAATTTATGGTGTTACTGGTGACACCCAAAACGACAATGTTCAAGGAGTAGGATTATAAAATGGGATATTTCAGAGAACTACCGAATTTTGAATATCTTTCACCTCTTTCTGACCGCAACTCAGCATCAGAATATATTGAGGCAAAAAATTTATTTAAAAGAGTAAAACTTAGAGAAGATTTTTATAATTCAATAACTAATTTTGAAAAATATTATATCAAAGGTAATGCAAGACCAGATCAAGTTGCAAACGATTTATATGGATCATCAGATCTTGATTGGGTTGTTTTGATTAGTGCAAATATTGTTAATGTAAGAAATCAATGGCCATTGAGCACAAATGATTTATATGAGTATGCAAAAGATACTTACGGTGATACTCTCACGCATACTAGATATTATGAAACTATAGAAGTAAAAGATAGTAAAGGAAGAACAATTCTTCCCAAGGGACAAATTGTTGATTATAACTTTAAATCACCAAAACCAAAAATTGATACCGCAGTAACATCATCTTATGTGCAATATTGGGATAGTGGATTAGATTCTGCGGTTACTAAAACAAATATAACAAAATCGATTACAAATTTTGATTATGAAACAGATTTGAACAATGAGAAAAGAGGAATTTTTGTACTACGTCCAAGTTATCTACAATCATTCTTAATAGATCATAGAAGAATTATGGGGTATAAAAAATCTTCTAGTCAGTATATTAATTCCAAGACTAAGAGATCAGAAAATATTAGAGTTAAATCACCATAAGACATAAAAAAACCGCAGAAGTAAATCTGCGGTATAGAATTTGATTACACTGTTATTCTACAATCAAATTTTACTCTTCAGCAAGTTTCTGGAAATATGAGAGTGCATCATCATCTTCATCGAGAGAAGATGAGGAACTAGAACTCAAAATATCTTCAGCATTGAAGTCACCAGGTGTAGAAGTTACCTGAGGTGCAGGACCACGGTTAGAAGCACGGAAATCTTCCTCTGCCTCAACAGTTTCCTGATCTTGGAAACGAGGAGTGCCTTTGTTACCAAGAACATAATCGAGACGCTTCTTCAGTTCATCATAGGTCTTGAACTGATCAGCAGCAACAAACTCTTCCAGAGAATACTGCTTCTTCCAGATTGCTTCCATGGCATCATCATCATCCAACAAGGCACTCTGTGCAGCAAATTCGGATGAATCATAGTTGCGGTAACCAGCAACGTTCTTTGCCTTCAGTTTGAAGTTAGCACCCTGCCAGAAGTCAAATGGATCAATTGCTTCCTCGTCCTCAAACTCGGGTTGCATTGCTGCAGTGATCTTATCAAAGATCTTCTTACCGAACTTGTAAAGCATTGCTCTACCTTCATTAGAAGGATTAGCAGGATCTTTTACAACATAGATGTTTGCAACGTAGGTCAGTTTACGCTTTTGCTTACGTGCAGCATCTTTGCCAGCATCAGTGCCGTTGTTCCACAACAAAGAATTATATTCAGAAACAGGATCTTTCTGACCGAGAGTGGTGAGTGAGTTCTCGATAAACCAACCACCAGGACCTTGGAAGGCATGGGAGTATAGTTTCACGAATGGAAGATCTTCGCCGTTGGGAGCAGGTAGGAAACGAATAACGGCATAACCATTGCCGCCTTTATCACATTCAAGTTTCCAGAGACGGTCATCTCCTGAACCGCCAGTATTATTCATTTTTTCAACTTCTTTAACCAGTTTAGCGGTCAAAGAACCAAGTTTGGATTGCTTTTTAAGGTCTGCGAAAGACATTAGATACCTCGGATGGGTTGGATGGGTTGGATTTACTTAGGTAGTATAGCAAAAATGCGCTCAACTGTCAATCTGATTTTTGAGCGAATCAATGGTTTCTTTCATGCTATTGAAAAGCATGTTCAAATCGGTTCCAGGGGGAAACCCCATAGTAATGACCGATTTACGCAAATTCTCTTTCATCTCAACCGCTTGAGGGTCATCTGAAAGAGATAATCTAGTATACATCACTTTTTGCTTTTCTAATAGTCGTGATAACTTTTCAACGTTTTCCAATTGTTCTTTAGGATCCATCATAGAAAAAGTTAAAAAAGTTCCATAGATCTCCTCTTGAAGATCATTAATCTCTTTTAACTCTTCTTGAATTATATTTGAATCAAAAAATTCACTCATGAACTATGGACCTTAATATTTTTTTATATTGGAATACATTAATATTTATGAAAGGATCATATTTTTTTATTTTTAATCCGATAGTTTCCCATACAGGATCATTTAACTGTTTATCGAATTTTTTTGAAAAATGAAAAATTCTTTCGTATATTACGAATGTTTCTAGAGATAATTTCCCGCTTAGAAGTTTTTTTAGTATAATCGGATGACCTTTGGAACATTTGAATAGTTCTTCCAATTCGATCTCCGATAGTAATTCGGTGCTTTGTTCTTTGAACAAGTAGCTCAAACTCTGTTGTCGTCTCATCCATTCGGCGTAAGTCCTTTCGCCAGAATTGATAATTTCTCCAATCCATAGATTTTGTGGGTTATCGGTGGAAACAAAATTAGATACAAGAAAGTTGACAACTTCTTTATCGGAATATTTACGGGAGGTTTTTTCAAACCAATACTTATCCTTTCTCTTATTAAAAGATGATACAGTTGCACGGGTTTTAGCACCATACTTAAAAAAATCATACTTTGGATTAGTAAAGTGATTTTTCAGAGACAAGTAATGTTGATAAGCATCAAATGGAGTCACTTTCAGTTTCATCAATTCTTTCAAATTCTTCAATCATATTAACAGGAACACTATGCGTATCAGAAATACGATACCAATGAGTTCCCTCACTAGGACCAATATACTTGATCTCAGTTTCGGGAATATTGTGTTCTCTTATAGCAGCTTGCATTTTGAGATGCAAGAGTTCATCACGAGAAATCATATAGGAAGTTTAGCACGAGATGTTTTTTTCATGAAATTAAGACGAATAGCGTCCCACTTCAAACGTTCCTTTAAGGATTTTGAAACTAGTTTCGTTACAGAATCTACTTCAAGTTCATTGATTTCACAATAATGACAGATAGCATCAATATAATTGAATTTCTCTTCTGCCACAATTTTTTCAATTTCCAAAGCAAATTTTGATGGAGTTAGAAATTTACTCGCAATTGCCTTTTCCAGTTCTTTATTCGGTTCCATAGAGTTCCAATTTATCTGTAACAAACTTTCTAATGTATTCGGTGAGAAGTTTGATGTACTTCGATTTGTCTCTTTCTTCATAGACGACGCATTCTCCATTTTCACAAGCCATAATGATTACAAATTTTTTAACTGGGATACCAGTCATTTCGTATAGCATACATGCATATGCTGCACATTGGACAAAATAATTTTCGATCCAATTTCTTGGTTTCGGTTTTTTAGAAGTCTTAAAGTCAATTATTGCTAATTCACCCTCGTATTCCGCAATACAATCGACGGTTCCAGCAATACCTAACTGCTTACTATATAGGGAAGTTTCCAGAGCATGAATATTATCAATATTATTTAAAGTTCCTTTAGAAATCTTAAATAAAAAATCGGAAATAGGACGAACTTTTGGAAGTTTTTCATTCTTGAGATGATACTCTACAAGTGTATGCATATCAGTGCCACGACCAGTTGCAGCCTTTGTGACACGATTTGCTTCTTCCTCACCTACTTTTTTACGCCATTTAACAAAGATTTCTTTATTATAATGACTAGTTACTGAAGTAATAGAAACTAATTTTAAAAGTTTTTCTTCGTTAGGAACAGAATAATATCGGACTCCATCAATAGTCTCCCTCTCAAGTTGAGGAAGATTCAAATCAACATGATTAAACATTAAAAACCTGCATCAATTTTTGCAACGATGTATTCTTTGACCAAACCAGAACGAACAATATCATCAAGACCAAACTCAATAATATCAAAAGAAGGCATTGCTCTCAAAATTCTCATAAAGTCAACAATACCATTTCTTTCATTAGTTTTTTGCAAATCAGATTGAGTTGCATCACCACAGAAACAAATGCGGGTATTTTCGCCAACTCTTGTAATTATACTATCAAGTTCATGAAAATTCAAGTTTTGAAACTCATCAACAATAACAATGGCATTATCTAACGTTGTTCCACGAAGGAATGATGTGCTCCAGAATTTAATTGATTCCTGTGCTTTTAAATTGCCATAGAGCATTTCAAAGTCTGCATCACTAGACATCTGGAACATATACTTCACCATATTCTTATATGGTATTTGATAGATGTCTGCCTTATCTTCATGAGAACCAGGAAGAAAACCAATCTCTCTGGTTGCTACAAGAGATCTTACAAGATAAATTCTTTCATATGGAGTAGTATCACTTAAAACATCTTGAAGAGCATTATAAAGTGTAATAAATGTCTTACCCGTTCCAGCACAACCATAAGCAATTAAATGTTTTCCTTCTTTATATGAAGAAAATAATTTTTTTTGATTCTCAGTAAGAGGATCAATATTAACGAGAAGATCAGTATTAATTGGTTTTTTTCTTCTCATTTGCTTGGCAGTCATGCCAATTCCGATTGGAGAATCATTCTTTCTTTTTCTAGTTGCCATAAGTTGTTTAGATCTTTTTGACAGTTGAACGAGGCGCTTTTGATGCTTTTTCAAGTACATCATTCCAACCAGGATTCTTAGCAACGAGTTTATCTCGCCACTCTCCAACTTCTCCAGGTTGTGGACAAGTTGAAGGATCCGACCAATCCCTTTTCCATTCGGGATTGTCTTTACACCATTGAGGCCAATCATGAACACTAAGAACTACTTCTTTTTGTTCACCTGATTCTTTGTTAATTATAGGATATGTCGCCATGAGTTAAGAAATAATAAAATTCATATATTTTTATTTAGACCCACTCAAGTGCTTCTGCACAAGTTGGGAATTGATCTGTAAAGATCTTTTTGCAACCTTCTGCAAGATCCATATGCTCTTTCTGAGTCCCGTTTGCAGTTCTTAAATTTATATAGTGAATCCATGATCGAACTGATCCCGTCATATAAATTTTGGTCCCTACGGCGAGAGGAAGCACAAAACGAGCACACTCCTTTGCAATCGATGCATCAAGCATCTCTTGATACAGTTTCATTCCTTCTTCAAAGTGTTTTTGCATTTTGATCTGGAACTCTTGACGGACAAACGGGTCAATATCATCAATAGAATTCTGACGATTCTTGGTGTCTTGTCTGCGTAATTCAGGTAGAGGGATCTTCTCCGCGAGTAAGGAAGAATCAGCATAGCGTTGTGAAAATTCTTGATATGTGAACGAACGGTGACGAAGCACTTGAGCTGCCAATCCTCTAGTAGTTTCAATCTCAAGAGTCATGAATGCTTGTTCAAACACTGACCAGTGATTGTGCTTAATACAATAACCCAACAATTTTGCATAATTAGGATTCTCTTGATTATTTGGGTTAGACACACGAGCAACGTATGCCATCATTTTCTCCGCATCGGGAGTTACGCTAATAAGTTTTACAGTCATAATCAATTAGAATAATTATCATCGTCGTTAAAAATTTCATCATAATCTTGTATGTGTTGAGATATTTCAACATATTCAGATTCAGATGGTTTATATGAACCTACATCAGAATATACTTCTGCTTTAAGACCATCAACTAAAAGTTCCAAATTGCGGACAATAAGTTTTAAACGTTCTTTATCCATAAAAAAAGTTCTTTCAGTAATTATAGCACAAAAAAAGGGGGGTTGTTACCCCCTGTTATGCTTTTTAAATTAATCCGATACTAGTATGTCCCTGCAAATACGTTTACATGTGGACTGATCTTCATCGCATTCTATCAAACAACCAAAATAATCATTTACCAAATCTAATTCATCGGTACAACGGTTTAGTGTGTTCTCAAAATGATTCCATTCTGCTAATTGATTGCGAGAAATAATATTGTGCATAATTGATCTCAGTAATTGAACATATAATAAAGATTAAATTTTCAATGCATACGCATCTCCACGCCTATTATATCTAGCATAGTTTGTGTTAATTCACTAACATTTGTTAAGTCGTCACCTAAAGACAAAGAAAGAAAAAGATTGTAATATTCTCTGAAATGTAAGTTAATAATTCACATGTAACCCATATTTTTTCTTCTCATACGATATAGAATCGGTGCTGGTGGATCGATCCAATCTTCTATTTTATTAAAATTGTTCTCATCGTAAAAATCTTGTTGAATATACCATAACTTCCAATGTTCATGTCCCTTCGATTGATTACATGAATGACAACAACATACAATATTTCTTGTTACATCTTCTCCACCTTTACACTGTGGAACAACATGATCTAGTGTTAAATTTTCTTCCGAACCACAATAGGCACACTGATAATTCCAACTTTGTTTTATTTGGTTTCTCCACAATCGTTTAGCTTCTGATGAACTTGATGTGTATAGATTAAACAAGTATTCATCAGGCGATTGGAGAAGATCCATAAGTGTTCGCAACTTATGAGTATTTAGTTTTTAAAGACAAAAAAAGAGAGGGTATGTAACCCTCTCTGAAATGTAAGTTAATGAATCACTTAGTATAAGTGCGACCACGATAGCAGAATGTACCGTGCGACTCTTTGTTTTCTACACAACGAGTAGAATACTCAACACCACGATATGAGGTGTGACTAATTTGTGCGTTATGCAGTGCGGCAGCTTTATTGATCTGCCTTTTTACCATTTGAAGGGTGTTCATGTTGTTACTCCTGAAGTTAGGGTGGTTTAATCCCCGTTCCTTCAGTCGTTTGCGTCCCAATACCACTCACATTCTGGAGCAGAATCCTTTAAGGTTTCTACTAACTCAACCTTTAGTAAATTACTAAGGTTTGGATTTGCCTCAATCTTCAGCATGATAGCATCAGTTTGAGTGCAAGTGAGTGTTGTATAGAATAATAGTTCTAGCATGGGATGAACGGCTCCGTTCCGCGACTTACTTGCGTCCGATCTCTCGGATGAACGACAGGTCTATTATAGACCTCATACAGTATTTAGTCAAGAGTAAATGTAATATGAGATACGGTTTTTTTATAAAATCCTGAGAAGGTGAAAATTTTGCCGGGAATTTTTGCCCCGATATTTGGAATTAAGAGTCTATTTTAGTTTCAGTATCATCAGCGAGATCTTCAACACCCTTTAACAATTTACTAATAACCTTTTCATTATCATCCATCTTTTTGATTTCAAATAAAGGAGACTTCATATATTTTTTAAGTTTCTTATATTTTTTTATCACTTTCTTCATCTCATCTGGATCGATGTTGACGTTCAGTGGTATAGAATTTTCACTCATCGTTTTTTCACTTCTTTTTTTGGTTTGTTACCCCATAGTTTAGGACTAATTCTTCCCTCTGCTTGTGTTATATTCTTGAAATCACTACGATAGTTGTCATAATAATGATCAAAAATATCAGTTTGCTTTGTTGCTATAACAATATCAAATTTAGTTACTCCATCCTGAAGATATTCAATTAGAAATGCACTAGTAGGTAACGAACGATCCTGTGCTTGTGTGGGATCACAATCTTGATGTATGATTTTCATACTAACCTCTTCCACCCCACTTAATATCACTATATGCTTGACTTACAATTTCTTTTGAAATTTTGTATTTTTCTTCAAGTTTCTTATCCTTTACAAGGCAAAGAATTTCTGCTTCTAGAGGATGCAAACCCTGAAGAACGTTGATAAACATAGTCTCTCTACGAAGAGAACTTAATGAATCATTTCCACCACGAATGAAATTATAAAACTTTTCATATTCTTTACGAATAGATGAACGACCTTGATCTTGAGATCCAAGAGAGTTTGATCCGAGTTCATTCATCATACCAACTGCATCGCTGATATTACCCGTAACAGTGCCGCTAAAAGAGTTTTGCTCTCCTACACTGGCATAAGGAACTTCGCCTGGTGGAAGGGCAGATACAAGGGTCTCATCAAAGTTCCAGATGAACAATGCTTTAAGAGATGGATGCTCATATTTTTTGAGAAGTTCAACCTTCTTTGCTTTTGATCTTTGCTTTGATACAAGTTGAAAAACTTCAAATGCAAAGGGATTAACTGCCAATTCAGTGGTGGAAGTTGTTTTTGTTTTTGTTGTGGGCATAACTTATAATTAATAAAAAAATTTATTGAGAGGTTAATCCTCTTCATCTTCTGCTTCATCGGAAGAAAAGAATCCTTCTTCAAAACGGAGAGCTAGAACTTCGTCAGGAACAACATTACCATGTTCATCAAAAAATTCTGGATGCAATCTAGGAGTATCCTGATAATTCATCAAATATTCCCTAGCAACCCACCCACCAATAACACCTATGATTAAAAAAAGAACGGATACAAGTGAACCGAAAACTAAACTTACTGCTAACATTGTTCTACTCCGAGAAATTACTTAATTTTCTTTATATTCAAAGAAAATTCGAAATAGATATTTACTTCTCGATTGAAAAAGCAAACTATCTTATTCAAAATTATATGAAATGGTTTTGGTTGCTTTTTTTTACCCTCGTTAAGAATGAATTCAATACCACGATTAAAGTGATCTGTAGACTTATTTATGCCTTCTTCAGACGATTTGATGTTTTTTGAGGAATCTGATTGTGTCAACGCATCCTCCTAAATTTTCTTGATCACATTGTACCTGGGGAAATGTAGATCCTTCTCCAAATTGAGAATAAAATTCTTTTTTGTTGAAGTCTTCATCTAAAGTATAAACTGTAAAGTCTCTACCTGTTAATTCTAACACTTGTTTGATTTTATAGCAATGGGGGCAATCACTTTTTGAATAAATTGAAAATTTCATATCAACTAAAAAAATTTAAACACAATACTTGTTAAGTATAAAAGAAAAGGGAGGAAAACCTCCCGAATCTTTCACCAACTACCTTTCTCACCACAGAAAGGATCTTTATTCCCAAAGATACAAGGATTATAAAGATACGAATATTATACTCTATAAAAAACTAAGTGTCAACCGGTTGACAACATAGAGAATGTTGAGTAGAGTTGCTTTGTTAGTTTTCAAGACCAGGTATAGCTTTTTTATTCTCTCTTAACCTCTGTTGCCATAAGAAATCCACCAGGTCCATAACTTACATTATGCATAGTGACGTCATGTGCTGTAGTTTGTGATTTTGCTTCAACTTTATATGTTACTTTTCCAGTTGTTCCTGGAGTATCAAATCCAAAGATTGGTTTATTTCCCATTGATCTTTGTGTAGTGGTAGAAACATAAATTGATTCATCATAAGTTCCCCCTGAGGTCACAGTTTCTATGAATACATCATCTACATATTTTCTTATTCTATATATTACTCCACTCCAATCAGGAGCACTAGAATTACTAACAATATACCAATGACTAGATCCTTGAATAATAATTCTACTTGTTGCTAGTCTAGGATAAATTGTTATTTCAAAATTAACACTATCAGATCCTGCACCAGTTCCACCTGTAATTTCGGCGTAATTTTCGTCAACAGTTTGTCCACCTGAGTTTCGTATATGCCTTATTGTAGCAATTTGAAGTACACTACCAGGAGGCATCTTCTCATAAGGAACATGAGCATAGTCAAGTTCCGAGAGTTTCTCCCTGACATTAAAACTATCTTTATTAACTCTGACTGTCATTGATTATTGCTCCGCTACAAGTCCATTGGATGCTGATATAGCGGTAGTAACTGCATCCGTTGTATTATTTATTCGGGATAGTCCCCGGAATTCACTGCGTCCTGCTGATGTTCCTACGTGTAATAAATTGGTAGTATCATCAGATGCAAGTGCAGTCACAGCATCTGATGAACCATATAAGGTTGCCTTTGCATTCTCTTGGAACAAGAACTTCTCATCCTCATATATCTTTTTGACTTGTTCTGCGGATGGTGCTGATAATGAATATCTCAATAAAGCAACTTTTGCATCACCACCATACTCATTATATCCAATACCTCTAAACACTGTTAGATATGTATCAGTTAAATTGGTAGTCCAAGAATTTCCAGTTGTCATCAATTCTCCATCGTGGTATATATAAGCCACACCACCACGCCTCACTGCAATAAGTTGTGACCATTTACCTAAGGGAATATATTCGGAAGTATCATAAGTTCCGTGATTGGTTCCACCATCACCATTGTAAAGATAGGGACTATATCCATTGGCGTTTCCACCAGTATGTGTTGTTATTTTTAAAGTAAAACCAGTGCTTCTTCCTTGTCCACCTGTAGCAGAAGTTCCTAAACTAAAAATATGAACATAATTGCCAGTTCCAGCATCTAAAGTACCTGGTTTGATCCAACAGGTTACTGAAAAATCACCAGTTCCAGGTGCAGTTATACTAGGTTGAACAAGGTAATTAGAAGAACTATATCCACTATAAGCAACCAAGTCTGCACCAGTCGCAACGGGAGTCTTGGTGATTGTTCCAATGACTGCGAGTCCTTTGTTGTTTATTGAACGATCTAATTCTGTGCTCTCAATGACTGTAAAATTATCATACGTTCCCCATCCACTACCCCTACTCCTCCATTCAATCAATGTTGATGCAGTTGATGTTGCTGTGTAATAAAGCGTATTTGTTCCTCCTGCTGTTATTTGATCATCAAGTGCGACAGATGCTCCAGAAGGAACATAAATTCCAAGTCTTTGAGCACCAGTTGATTTATTAACACAATCATATGAGATTTTGTATACTCTTCCAGCAACTAAATTGTAAGTTGTTTTTAATTGTGCGGAATTGCCCATTACAACTTGATTACTTCCGTTAACATATGGTGCTGAACTGGCTTCAGTTCCACCATTAGCATCAGAATTGACCAATGTAAAGTAATTGGATAAATTAGTGTCGGCAAAATCTCCATTATTAACTAGATTTGACGAAGGACTTGCATTCGTAGTATCAGTATCAGACAGGAAAGCACTTTTGATGTCTCCGTGCATCCATCCGGTGTTGTAGGAAGTTGTGGCGTATGCAACCATTCCACTTCCTGTAGATGCTGTTCCATCTGCATGATCAATTATTGATAATCCAACAGGAGAACCATAGGCATAACTATCAAATATATTTCCTTTAGTATTTGAAGGATATAAACCTGGGTTTGAATTTGGACCATAACTAACAGTAGTAGTTATATCTGCTGTTGGTATTTCAAAATACCGAAGTAGGTCATAATTAACACCAGATGGATTTTCAACTGCCCAAACTAGATTGTCTGGTGAAAAATACACAGATGAATATTTACGGTTAGAAACATTTAAATCAACAACAGTTCCATCATCCTTAATAATACTCACACCACCAGCAGTCGCAACTGCAATGGTGGGAACAGGGAGTCCAGTAGAAGGATCAATTGGTGCATTAGGTAGCACTGTCATTGCTACGTCGTTTGTATTCTCTGCAACAATGGCAGGTAAATCATTCCCCCCAGAACCGTTACTATAATTATTAGAACTATAATCATTTCTACCAGCGATATTATCTTTCCAGAAACCTTCAGTGTTATTACTAGATGCTAATGCTCTATAAGATCTAGCAGTATCAGATATAAAATAAATTGCTATTAATCCATTATATGTTCCAACAGTAGATAGTGCTATAATACCATTTTTTAC